CTCCTGAGAAACTAGAACAAGCCGCTACAGAACGTGCTGCTGTGATTGCTGACGCTAAAGCATTGGCTCCATCAGTTAAAACTGAAGGCTGCACATGTGAGCAAATCAAGCGTGATGTGATTGCGGCTAAAGCGGGTGATGCATTGGTTGGGGCTGTGCTGGGTAGTGTTGCTATAGGTGATGCCAAACCTGATCAGATCGATACAGTTTTCCGCGCCTTATCTGCTGTGAAAGGAACGCACCCATCGAACTCGGTAGCCGATGCACTTAACCACCAGCAAAATATTAAAACTGGTGACGGTAATCCTGCTGGCGGTGGCGATGAAAAGGCCTACAGCAAAGAAAACGCATACAAAAAAATCTAAGAGGATTTAAATCATGGTTAAGCAATACGATGCAGCACCGGGTATGAAGTTTCACCTCATTGGGCCAGAGGATATTTTATCCCTACCTGTAGCTGGTACTGGTTTAGTAAATGATGGTGATGTAGTGGTACGTAGTACGGATGGAAAATCTGTATTAGCCGTAACTGGTGCAACTAACACCAAGTTTGGAATTGTCGTACGTCACGGCGTAGGTAAGTCTGGAAAAACGACAGATGGCAAAGAAGCATATAAGGCTACTGATGTAGCACCAATTATGACAATCGGCTCGATTTACGTGAAGGTCACAGCACCAGTCACCGACATTAATGCAAAGGTTTATGTCAAAACAGCTAATGGCACAACTTTAGCGCCGTTAGGTTCTTTATCCCCAACAGCAACAGATGGTACCGAGCTACCAAATGCATCTTGGGAAACAATTTCTAATGAACAGGGCTTGGCTGCTGTTCGCTTACGTGGGGCATAATAATTATGAGTAAATTGGCGGCAATGAAGCTACGTTTAACACCAGTAGCTCAAATGGTTCAGGCAAATATTGGTGATGCATTTAATATTGATTCCTTAGCTCAGTTGTTCGTTAAATTAGAAGAATTTAACGACATGGATCCACAGCTTCAACAAGTCATGGATTACGCGAAGTACATTCCTGTCAAGCCTGTAAGTGGTGTCTATGGTGGCGGTGAGGTCTTAACCCGTAAAAAAGGCGTAGGTATTGGTAAAGACCACTCAGGTACAGGGAATGACATTCCATTAGCAGAAGTCGATTATGACACTGTTTCATTACCAATTAAGGTTGGTAGTATTGGTTATTTATATTCATTCCTTGAATTGGAAGCCGCACAAAAACTAAATGTTACGCTTGAGGATGATAAGGTGCAGGCAGCGCGTTTAGCAGCTGAAAAACACTTAAGCAACATCGCATGGTATGGCAACGCCCTTACCGGGGTTAAAGGTTTTTTAAATCAAACTGGTGTAACCGTTGTTACTGCTCAACATAATTGGGCTACAGCAACTATTGAAGAAGTACTCTCTGATTTCAACTCAAGCTTAGCTGATGCAGAAGATCAAATTGATGGTGATGTTTCGGTTCAGCCTGACACTTATTTGATGGCATCAAATCAGTATAAACATCTTTCAACTCGAATCGTCCCTGATTCTGGTGGCAAAACTTTCTTAAAGTTTATTGAAGAAAATAACATCTTCGCCACTCAAACTAAGCCATTAACCATCCGAGGTTTAGCTCGTTCAAACGGTAAAGGTACAGCTGGTGCAGACCGATCAATTATTTATCGCCGTGACCCATCATGTATTCAAATGAAATGTAATGACGTCACATTCTTGGCAGCTCAACCAGTGGGCTTAGATATCAAAGTACCTGGTCACTACAAGTATCAAGGCGTGTGGTTGAAGCGTGTTGACTCTCTTCGTTACTTGGATCATGTATAAGGATTAAAACAGTATGAAATATTCATATACCTATAGCGGCTCTCAAGCCGCTTTTGTTTTTTCTGGTGTGGCTGTTTTACCCGCAGGCGTTGCCACACTAGTTGAAGAAGATGTGCATAACAAACTTGCTGAGAATAAGTTTGCCAAACACCTTGTTGAATCTGGTGAGCTTGAAATTCAGGAAATTCCGAGTGATGAGCCTAAAGGTAAGACTGGTGGGCGTGGTGGAAAAGGTGGCAAGCAAACAGATGCTGCCAGTGACGCCGCTAAGGCAGCAGATGAAGCAGCTTTGGCCGCCGTGAAAGCTGAACTAGCAGCGCTTGAAGTAACGTTCAGTGAAGATGAAACACTTGAGCAGTTACAAGCTAAGTTAGCTCAGGCTAAGGAATAAGGTGGACCTATGGACGTACAAACGTTTCGTGAAAAGTTCTCGACTGATTCTGCCTTAGTAAATCTATCTGATGCAAAGATTCAGGATGCATTAGAAGAAGCGGTTCTGGTTGTATCTCAAATCGAGTTCGGGGCATTAAAGGAACGTGCTGTAGGTCTATATGCAGCACATATTCTTAAAGTTGGTACCGCAAGCGGCAATGGTGCCGCTTTTAGTAACGCTTCGAGCATGACAATAGCGGGCCAAAGCGTGAGTTACTCCCGGTCATCGAAAGAAGCTTTCTATGATCTCAGCATGTATGGCCAGCGTTATCTTGCCTTAAAAAATTCCATTCCAATTGATGATGAAGGCACTAACCCTAACCGTTTAGGCGTCTGTGCTTTTGTCGTATAGGAGATTCCCATGCCTTTTAAGTATCAAGCACCCCAAGGTTATAAACCAACTAAAGTTGTTATTGCTGGTCAAAACCTAGATATCAAAAACGGTGTTTTAGAATCTGAGAATGACATTATTCATATTTTAAAGCCCTTAGGTTTTGAGCGTTTTGTCGAAGTGGTTGAGCCAAAGAAATCGGCGGCCTCCGCTAAAGAGTAATAGGCTATGAGCGATTATCGTGTTGATACTCGAGTCAACTTTGATGAGATGAATGATCGCGTTAGGTTTGAAATAAGACGCACGGTAAACGCACTTACTTTACGCTTACAGCGAACAATTCAGGAAGATATGTTGAGTGGCCAAAGGCTGAATGTTCAGTCTGGCCGCTTACGTGGTTCTGTTTCATCTAAAGTTGATGAGGATAAGGATTCGATCGAAGGAACGGTAGGAGCTGGTGGTGCTTTAGTTCCTTATGCGTTTGCACATGAGTTTGGCTTAAATGGCTCGATGGGTGTGAAAGCCCACCTTCGAACTATTAAGCAAGCTTTTGGACGACCTATATCACCAGTACAAGTCAATATTAAGGCTCATTCAAGAAACGTCAGATTTAGGGAATTACGATTCATGCGTGATTCATTAGATATGGTTGCCAAGATTGTGCCGAAAAATATTGATGCAGCAATTCAGCGAGGTTTAGCAGGTGGATAGCGAAGCAATCTATCAAGCGTTGTTTGAGCAGTTAAGTACAAGGGTAGAAGGGCTGATTACTGTCAGTCGCCGTTTACGTCACTTTAACCATGTGACAGCAGAACAACGACCGGCCATGTTTATTACACAAGGCAATCAGCAAGAAGTTCCTGTTTATGGTTTAGATTCAAAAGTTGAACTTGCTGCTGAGGTCTATCTCTATATCCATGAATCGGATACGGCAAAGCCTCCATCTTCACAGATGAATGTTTTTATCGATCGTGTACGTGAAGCTATTCAGCCAAACCATCCAGAATTTAGTGAATATCAAACCTTAGGTGGATTGGTAGAGCACTGCTGGATTGAAGGCACCATAGAAGTATATGAAGCAGTAGAAAACATGCTGGATGATCAGGCGATTGCAATTATCCCTATCCGGATCCTCACAACCAACTAACAAAACATTCATTTTATGACCGCCTAGATGGCGGTTTTGTCATTTTTAGAGAGGTCAAAATAAATGGCTCAATATTTATTTGGTGCCGGCAAGATCTTTGCTACACCGATTCAAGATGTTTATGGGCAACCGATTAGCAATCCCACACCCGTTGAAGTGGGGGTATTGCAGTCGGTAGGTGTCGATATTAGTTTCGATTTAAAAGAACTCTTTGGCCGTGGACAATTCGCCGTCGATGCTGCACGTGGTAAAGGCTCAATTAAAGGTAAAGCATCTTTCGGTCGTATTAACGGAGCCTTGTTAAATTCTATTTTCTTTGGTGGTGTAGTTGCTGAAGGTGGGATTGAGACAGTATCTCAAACCATTAATGGTGAAACTATTCAAACTGGCGGCTTGGTTACACCTGTAGTTCCAAATGCTGGCACTTTTGTTAAGGATTTAGGTGTTACAGATGGTAAGGCTATTCCACTTAAGCGCGTAGCCTCCGCACCAACGGCAGGGCAATACAGCGTGGATAACGTGACAGGTGCCTACACATTTGCTACTGCCGATGTTGGGAAGATAGTTTTTATTAGCTTCCGATATTCAGCAACGGTCGCAGGCGGTAAGTCAATCACTGTGTCTAACCTAGATATGGGTTATACACCTGAGTTTGCTTTGGATCTGCAACGTGATTACAAGGGCAAATTCATGCACATGAATTTCTACCGTTGTACAAGTAATAAGCTTGGGTTCAGTTCAAAACAGGATGACTACGATATTCCTGAGTTTGAATTCCAGCCTATGGCTGATGATCTTAACCGTGTCTTCAAAATCGATTTATCGGAGTAATACCAAATGCAATTTAAGCAAGTTGAAAACCCTCGAGGCTCTACAGTTCTTGTAGATGGTCAGCCATTTGTTTTTGCTCCATTGTCTCTTGGTGCGGTTGAAAAACTATTGCCGGCACTTCAATCATTCAAGCCAGATGATGTCGGCACTGTGATTGATGTGGCACACAAATCTTTG